TGTTCTCTATCGGAACATCTTCGCCGATCTTGTATACTATTTTGTATTTTGCGACGTTTCCTGGTTCAATCATGATACCGGCCCTCCTGGGCCACCCATCACTTTCGACTGCAACGCCGGAAGTGTGGGCGTTTGCTGGTTCTCAAAGTTAGGTTGGTTGCCGGGAACCCCTGTAGTCTGGCCTGGTTGCTGACCCTGTTTAGGTGCGCCTTGAGACGCTTCGACATATCCCTGGTGCTGTTGCTGGTGGTCCTCAAAGGCTGCGAGCACACGCTCATCTCCGGTCTGTAATACATCCGGCAGTATGCCCATGAGTTCCTGCAAATGCTGTGGATGATTCTCGTTCGGCTCAACAGCAACATTCTCGCCCTGCATGATGATCATGTTCTCCTGCTTCTGGCCGATTTGCTTCTGAGGCGGTGGCAGGATGAATCTTTCTGGATGCCTAAAGTCAAACATGCTCCATAGCTCTTTGTAGGCTTCAGGCCAGTTGGTCATCTGCATCGTTACGGGATTCCCGGCAGCGACAGATAAAAGCTGTACCATCTGCTGTCTGAGGACTTCTTTGTTCGGCTGTGACTGAGAACCTTGAGGCTCGAAGTCGAATCTGCCCCAAATGTCTTCAGGTGAGATAACTGGATAGTCGATGCCCTTCTCTCCAAGTACGCGGAACTGCATCGGCTCGTGCAAGAACTGTTGTCTACGCGAGAGGAACATATCAGCTAGTGTCTCTATAAACCGTCCCTGCGCTATTAGAGCTTGGAGCCGGAACCGGTTTGCCGCTGACGCATTGAGCATCGCGGCCTCTGAAGCCGTACCTGCGCTACCGGAACCGGCCCCAATCATGTAATCGTTTATCGCCAGAGCAGACTGGATATCTTGCTGTACTCTGGATTCTAGTATCTGGTAGTCATTCGGTAGCTTCCCGTCGAATACGTTGGCTATAGGCGGCCTTCCGTTCTGGAACTCCATTGGGATGGTCTTACCTGCATACATAACCATGTCGGCATCTGTCAGAGTCAGCGATGGGTCATAGGCCCAAATACCGTACATATTGAGCTTGCCCTGATCGAGCGCGATGTTACGGAGGGTATTAAGCTCCTCTTGAAGGAACTGTATGGAATGGACCAACCCTTGACCGTAAAACTCATTGATGGTAGGGAAACACTGTGCCGCACCGTAAGGCTTGCGTTTGTCATTGTAGGGATTCTCACCGTCCAGTATGACCGTCTGTCCGTTGACTAGGATGGTGTGCCTGTCGTCTTCCCAGTAGTGATAGCCTACTACGGGCTGGTCATGATGATATTCCTCAGTACCACGCCTACCGCTCATTCCTTCGCCAAGGCCGAATATCTCGTCAGTGTCCTTGCGCATGTCTTCGTCTAAGGCGAAGTCTGACATCTTGCCGTCACTTGAGATTTTGACCTTATCGAGATTCTTGTAAAGGTTCTTCCCTTCTATGTCTTTGTAGACTTTGTTTTCCTGCTCTAGCTTTTTAAGTGTGGTTTCAAACCGCTCTCCTACATAGCGCATATCAGGGATAGTCGAGAAAAGCGGGTCTGGGAAGAAATCGAATATGTTGGTGTTTCTAGCGATAGGCCCGTCGTAGCGCATGACACGCTCTTTGTTGGGAAGGCGCTTTTCTTTAGCTCCTATGATGTTTCCTTCCTCATCAACTTCGAGCTCAAACGTCCATTCGGGCGGTTTCTTTATGTAGTAGAAATCACGATGGTAATCGACGCGGAAAACGGCTGTACCGAATACGTAGAACGACTTGAAAAAGTCAATCGACATCTGGAGTACGCCCGACCGCTCGATGTCGTAGTCGAGCATAGCTTCGACTGCTTCTGCTTTTTCCGAGTCTGATCGCTCTCGGCCCAGCACTTTGACGTAAGGACGTTTTCCGAATAGAGCGAAGACAATACGTGGGACGGCAGTTTCGACAACGGAGAAGGTAGCAGGCACAAAGAGATCGGCTCTAAAGTCTTCTCCGGCACCTACGTCGCGGTCATTTTCATGAACACGTTTACTGCCTGTCCCAGAGGTAGTTAGATAGTAGCGCCAGAACTTTCTGAGCATCTGATGATGTCCCGTGACTCTTTCAGCAGAGGCTTGAATCCTGTCTCTAACGAGAGTCCGGGCTTCTTTTTCACCGTCTCCTGATGCTCTTTCGGTAAGCGGCACTTACTTAATCCCCCCGTTTAGCTTGTAGATGATTCTCAGGGCTTCTTCTTGTTTCCTGATGGACTCGTCGATTTTAACTTCGATGCGACCCTGCCATCTCTCGAGGTGCGTAATGTCTTTTTGCGTAGAGGCATTGTGGAGTCGGCACAACTCCGTGTGTTCTGTTTTAGTGATAACTTTCCTTCCTAACGCAAAAAGCGTCCCGAGCCCAGTAACTAAAGAACTAACCATGACGGCTAGGACTGGGAGCGCCCAGCCCTCCATCCCCTAGCCTTTGTTGGATCGCGGATAGTTAGGGCTTGCTACTGTCTTTCCTATCCGTTCAGTTGTTTTCGGGTATCCCGGCTTTGTCTTTTCTTTGTGGTCGCCTTTGCCGCCTTTGTGTTGTCCTGGATCTTTTCCTGTTCCCTTCATTTGCTTCTCCTTAGTTTTTGAGGAAGTCAAAATCCTCTAGTGCAAATTTCAAGTCTGCCTGTAGACATTTGAGGCAGAACCCTCTAACTACATGAGTGCCGCATTCAGCTCCGATAATTACTGCCTCTTTTCCACACTTGCATAAAGACGGCAGACACGTCATTTCGTCTTCTTCTTGGGCTTGCTGGAGCGCGTATAGACCTTGTACTTAGGCGGATACTGCCCCTTTGCCTTTAGCTTGGCCCCGTTCTTACTTGTCTTACGGAGCTTAGGTCGTGTATAGACTTTTAGCTTGGTTCCGCAGCATTTCTTAGCCATCGTCTTCTCCACAGCGGCAGGCATCTACCGCCTCACCACAGCCTCGGCATACCCTCATCTTGAAGGTTTCATGCCCGTCAGGCCCGACAGCCCCAACGTCTACCCATTCGTCTTTGTCAACTCTCATGCGGCCTTTTTCCATTGCTTACCTATCTGATGAATGGCTACAGCCGAGCCACCAAGAAAGACACCTGAAATGGGTGATAGGTCGATTGGATAGCCTAGAAGCATAGTCAGGTAGTTTGTCAGAACCACCATCAATGGCCCGATGAAAACTGCGATGATGGGGATGAGCCAGTCGGCATTCTCCTTCAGCCAAGGCATTCCTTGCGACCTCAAGAATTGGACAGCCATTAAAACAAAAACCGAGTTGATGGCCGCCGCAGCTACCTCATACCAGTCCATAAAGACCTCCTAGAAATTGTATCTGTAGAAGATAGAGAAGCTCACCGGGCGATACTTCTCGAACATATAGATTTCCAGGTCGATCCAGCCGGGACCGGCCTCTTCCTGTACCCCGAATACCATCCTCGCCGTAAATCCACCCGTAAAGTCAGTTGACCCGCCTTCTTCGATGAGGAGGTCTGATCCGATATAGATAGACTCCCACACCTCGCCGGGGAGCTGTAACGCCGACATCTTCATCCGGTTGAGGCTCCACAGCCGCCAGTCAACTACATCTACAAACTGTGTTAGGGTTTGGCCTTCTTTGTAGGAAAAAACCGCTGCGGGATGGATTTCTATACCGACTCCGGTGGTCATATTGTCGGCGAATAGCTGTACGCCGTGCCACTGTACGGCGGCAAAAACGGCATCCCACGAGGAGATCATACCGCCCGCGCCTATCATTCCCCCACCGCCAAGAGATATCTGGCTAGGCTCGACACGGATCACTTGTGCCGATAAGAGCGAGGTTGTGGATAGGAAAAGAGCGAGAACGAACGCAATGCGTTTCATGCTACCTCCAGAGTGTTACCAAAAGTAACACGTTTGTCAAGTATTACATTTTTTGTCACCACCCGGTTGACCTATATCTGGGTCGTGGCCTCATCCGAGTAGGTCCAGTTCTCTGTTGTCTTCTGATCATGTGGCCTTCTTTGATAATCTCAGTCGCCATAGCCATAGCGTCGGGATAGTCGTCATGCGTAGCCCCTCCTGGGAGGAACCGCATAAGCTGCATCTCTAGCTTGGAGTTCTTCAAATGTTGAACGTGAAACACTGAATGTGCCCTATACATAGGCTCCATACGAGCTATCCTGTCTGCTTTCGTTTCTGTCGTCCCTGCGTGCGTGACTTCTTTGATGGGGAGATATTTACCTTCTGAGCGCATCCACTCTTTGAGCATAGCGACAAAGAACTTCCCCGGTCCGGTCGTTTCCAGCGCGATACTTCTAGGACGCCATTTCTCGTTCATGATGTCTATCTGCTCAAGGATCTGCTTGGGCTTCCACTGACCGCCTGTAGCGTCTACCACATAGATACTTCTTGATGAGCCTTCCCCTTTTACGCCGATTACTACGATAGCCGTATCATCGCCTCTCCTGACGCCTTGCGTACCTGATGCTGGGTCTACTCCCATATAGAACGTAAGTCCTTGGAATATAGCCTGTTCCGTGTCGTATTCAGGTACACGCTGGAAGTCGGTTAGCTTGAAATAAGCATTCGTAGAAGGGAGGGGATTATTCTCATACTGCGTGGAAAAGTGATAAGCCGACATCGTTTGCCGTAATCGGTCGAGTTCCTCTTTGGGCAGAATCGACGGAAACAGAGGCTCATTTAACTCTGCGTCAGGGAAAACATCCTCGTCGCCTATCCAAGCGTTACAGCCGAAAAAGCCTCTATCGCCTAAGTGGTCCCATGAATTGTAGTCTTGTTTGATCTCGTGGAGGATGTCTCCGGCAACGTCTTCAAAGTCCCATCTAGTACAAATCCAGATTAATTCGCCACCAGGATTCAGAATAGGCCAAAGTAACCTAAGATA